AGGGGATACCCTACGCCCGGAGGTGTAAGCAAAGCCCTTGCGTCACGGATAGTCTTACCCGGAGAAAAATACCAAGGATCATGCACATACACATCAAACCCCGCCGCCCTCAACACCGCCTGGACTCCGTGTGGCGACTGTACGCCCCCGCCAAGCCAAGCCGCGGCAAGCGCCGCCCGCCTGTCTGCTTCTACTGCGGTATTGGGTATGATGCCGAACTGCCGCTCCCACGCCTCGATGTCGCGGGAGGTTTGTGGCCATAGGTCAGACCAAATATCGTCAATAAAATTCCGCACGTCATCAGGTAGCCCAGATATTCCCTCGAAGAATTTTCGAAGCATGCCGTCTATCACTAATGACCACGCTCTACCCTTCGGTAGTAAGTGCTTGTATATTCGTAAAAATAGATCCATTATGAAAAGCTCATTGTGTCAAGCTTGGCTTTTTGCCCTTGCGTCATTATGTATGTTGTTATGGGGATTGACGACCCATGGAAAGTGACAACGGCAGACGTAAACGTCCCGCTCGCAGCACTAACATAGTCATCTACAATGCCCGTTATGTTACTCGCGGTAATACTGTCCGTTCTGGGGGGTGTTGTTAGGCCATCAATGAATGGATCTCGCGCCAAGAAAAACGCCGTCAAACCGTCCTCGATGTCTTGCTGTACTTGCGCCTCGTTATCAACGATCATGCCATACACTGACACATCGAACCCCTGTCTCGTAATCGGGTATGTGTTGACGTATGCGGTCAGAGGTCGCCTGGTAGCAAGACCGTCTTGGTCTTGCTCGATTGCGTCCGCCACTGCCGTGAGCTGGGCGCTTGTCGGTATGCCGTCTGGGTCGCCACTACTTGCCACGGTGGCCTCCGCGTAAACGTCAACCTCCCCCGGTGTCGCCCCCGCGTATGGGTACACGGACACAATGCCCTCGACTTCCTCCCCCCACGCCTCATAGTCTGCCGTGGCTCCACCCTGCGGTCGCTTCTGGAACCTGTCAATCACTCTCTGTCTGTACGCGGGAGGGGTCTCGCCGTCCGCCGCTGTCACTGCCTGCGCCGTGACTTCCGCGTCCCTTGCCACGTCTGCAACCGGATTAACAAAAGATACCGCCGATCCCACGTCCAGATTCCCCACAGTGCCTGGCTCACTCACTGCAATTATGGTGGCACTAACTGTGGCCGAACTTAGTGCCGTGGATGTTTTGGTCGTATAAATCACGCCGTTTAAATTGCTGGTGAGTTGCGTGGATGCAGGCAGCGTCCCGCCCTGCGTGGTTACTGTTATGTCAATGTCAAGTTCGGCGCTGGTTGGCGCTGTTGGGTCTCCCGCCCCGACCAGGCGACCCCATTCTTTTAGTGGGCTAACTGTCTGTCCGTTGATCTCCACGTCTTCGAGAGTCGCGGTCTTTACAAACATCTGCAAGGCAATGAACCCGCAGTATTTGTAAAGTAGTATATAGACGGCGGCCAGTGCTTTAGCCAAGACACGCAAGAAAGCTTTAGGCAGCAAGGGTATGGTTTGCCCCAGGCTCGCCTCAAGTTGTGTTATTATCGCAGCTTCTAGTTGTACGGTTGTCGGTGTGCCAAGTGCCATTATGCGGCCCCCCAATTTTCGGTGTATTCAAAAGGTATGTCGTCAATGCTACCGGAAATACTTATTTTTTTATAGTCAGGTATGGATGCGGTTACGGTCACACTCTTAGCTATCCCCTCGTCGGTAAGCCACCGCAAGTCCTGCCGTGCTGCCTCCTCCACCCGCCTCAAGTTAGCAGGTGAGGCGGGCAGCCCTTTCAGTAAACTTTCAGTCAGTGAAGTGATGCGCCTCTCTGGCTTTAGTTCCTCAGCATCCCCCCACCACGCGGTGTCAACGCCCCCGAATAGCGAAATATAGACCGCAGTATCAAGACTGCCTGTCATCTCAACCAAGCCGCCCTCGACGTTGATAGTGCCATTATTAACTTGCTGGTGCAATAACACATCGCCCTGATCCCACAGCGTAGCTCCTGCCTGAATGCTCATAAGTTTACCCCGGTATCGGTAGCCCTGTGCCAGGGTCGTGTTTGTGTGTTGATAGTTTAACGCCTGTAAGTGATACCACATCGCCCGCAGGCGTTATGGTAGCACCGTTGATCTCTGCCACTCCGCTAGGCTGTAGCGTAATGCTCCCCGCGCCATTAACACAAACTATTGTGCCGTCCGACTGTAGCCAAACTGTAGCCGCCACGCCACCGGAACCGTCCCGCGAGTATAGCCGCTTTTCGCCGGGAGCTGCGCCCGTCTCGTTAACCACGCCGAGGCAAGCTTTGCCCCCGGTTGACTCCATGCGCCCCAGGTATCCGGTATCATCCGGAAGGGGTGGGCTGTCGTCTCCCGCAGGGCCAAACAGAGGTGCGTGTAGGACTTCGCCCTTGTGCGCCTCCGCTTTAACCTCGCCCGTGCTCAGTGCTTCAATAATTCTCGCTAAAATGCCCACTGTCTACCTCGGAATAAAGTTAGTATTTATGAAATTGGACACTGCCACACTCTCGGCTATCACTATGTCAGACGGGGGCGCGGGGGGTGCGCATGAGTACGGGGCTGTGGGTGGGGTGAAGTTGCTTGTCCATTCGCACACCCCCTTTTGCACCCTGATTTCATCAAGTGGTGCCATTATGCCCAGAGACGAGCCGGGCTTACTCCCATGCCTCCAGCCGATTATCAAGTCACTTGTCGCTTCCCACTCTAGCGATGCACAAGTCCCTGTATGTATTAATACGCCCCCTTGAAAAAGGCGGACATTTGTCCCATCACAGGTTACAGCAATGTGTGTCCATATCGCTAATGGGACAAGCGTGCCAACCGCTGTATGGGAAACCCCATGGCTACGGACTGTCAATTCCTGGCTGTTCGTGGTGGATATAATAAAGCCATTTCCAGATGCTTCTTTGCTTATTATATCCCTTGTCCAGGCTACGGCATCCTCTCGATACATCCAAAAATCAATAGTCGAGAGTGCCGTTCCGTCAGTCTCCAAATTAAAATCTGGGGATGTCGGAATTTTCAGATTCCTATAATACTCTCCCGCTAAATCGGACGATAAATCAATCCCGGTTGCCCCGAATTTTGATTGACTAGTTGAATGTTCCGCACCCTCAAATGGTGTTATCGGATGATTCCCAGGGCTACTATCAACAAAGGTATTATCTCCGTCAAACGTATCTGAATGGATCAGTAATTTAGTAAATTCACATGCCATAAGTTTACTCCTCCCACGGTGCTGTTGCTGGTGTGCTGCCGTCATAAGCCCCTGGCATAACCAAGGATAGTGTGGCCGTATCTCCACCCTGCGTGGCTCTCTTTAACGCCACCGATTTAATCATAAAATCATACTCCTTGTAAACCATAGCTCCGGGCGCGAGTAATGACACAATATCACCAGGTTGCCACAACTTGCCGATATTGTCTGTCCGCCACCCTTGTACTGTCACACTATACGCCGCTGCGCTTGCGTACATGCGCCCCATCTTAGCTTTCACGAGATCCTGAATATCAACGCCCTTAGTGTCCTCAATCGTGAAGACGTGCGGACGGTACACGTCAGCAAGCAGAGGGTTAACGACCTCGAAATCCTCACTAAACTTGGCTATACTGTGCGGTGATAGCCCTCGGATAGACGAGTAGTATTTTTGTTGATCAAAAGTAGGCTTAACACTCAGGCATCGGTCATCATCTTGGTGGATAGCCGCCACGCTGTCTCCCGCCACAGGCTTAAAGAACCGCAAGCCCCCGGACGGTGTGTCAGTAAGTAGCAAGCCTCGTTGTTTGGCTAAACCTATCAGAAATTTTAGCGCTTTGCTGTTTGGCTCGCAAGCCACACGGTCGAATTTTGCGCCCGGCGAGTCACTGAACGTCACTGGCAAACCGAAAGCCCCCGCCACTTGGTCTGCTATCGCCTTAAGATCTACGTCTTCAAATACCTTTGGCCACTCACAGTCGTTGAGCACACCCGGCGCACCATATCCCCCGCATGACACGGTGGCACTCTTGGCGCTAACCTCCGGCGTTACGAACATAGGTCCTGTAATTATCGGCTCGTTGTCTATCTCAATACGCGCCCGTTGGTAACTGAATGGCTTAAAAGTATCACGCAATATTGGTACGTTTGGATCAAATGGGCTACCGAAAGAATACGAGCCAAAAGAGTCTATGTGTCTGTTGATCTCTAAGCTAGTCCAGTATTTAAACTCTTTACTACCAACCAGCAAAGTTACATCGTTATTCATAATACCGTAGCTCCCTACCCCTCGGCACTTCCAGGATCTCCGTACCTACCAGCGCATTACTTGAGATAAAAAAATCCAGTTTGGCATCAACTTCCCCGTATAGTTCGGCAGTTAGATCAATTATCGTGCGTGGCGCTTGCAATATAAACACATGCTCCTGCAATAGCGTAAACGATAGATCCACCAGTTTTCCGGCGGCAATACTAGTGCCGTCAAGCATAGCTTGGTAGGTATCCCCCGTGTCTATCACGCCAAGTGTGGCACGGTTGGTGTCCCCCCAGTCTCGAACCTGGGCGAACCTGCCGAGCGTGACCTCCGCCGCGCTTATCGCGTCGGGTTTGGCTTCAAACTCCGCCTCCGTTACTGCCTCAATGATAGCCATTTGCGCTGCTTTGGCTATCAGGTCAGTTATAGCCAGGTCGTTCTGTGGCTGGTTGTCGTGCGAGGGTTGCGGGCTGTTGCCTGTCATGCTGTCAATTATGTTGCCGTATGCGTCTAGCTTGTCCTCGATGAGTGCGAGCGCCCTGCCCGGCATGCCCACGAGTGTGTTGATCTCAGTGGCAAGCAGTAGCGGTGCTCCTATGAGCGCATTCATATTGTCCATTACCGCATCGTAGGCCGCGTCAAACTGTCGCTTAACGTCTGCCGTAACGGCTGCAACCTTGTTGAGTGCGCCCCGTACTGCTTTAAGCCTCGCCTTGGCCGCGTCAATCGCGCCCACTTCTTCACTGCTAGATGTTACGTCTAAAGCTTCGTCAAACTCCGCTGGTGCTTTTTCTTCGTAGTCTGCGAGGGCATCATCTACCGCCTGCTCTGCGCTACTGTCAGCCACCGGAAAGGCTAGATCTATAATGGACTCCCAGAAAGTAACCTCAATAACTGCTTGATTGCCCGCTGTTTTTAACTGATCGACTTGGCGTATTGAGCCAGTCGGAACCACGTTTTTTCGGCCATATGCAGGGTGCTCAAGTACGCCCCCGCCCCGCTCTTCGAGCGCATCATAAAACGCCTGGGCTTCCGTGTCGTAATTTTCGCCCCAGAAAAAAATCTTGAGGGGGTAACGTCTGCCCCCACGTCCGAGATCCTGCACATACGCGCCGTCCTTGCCTGGGAACGTAAAGACCGAAGTTTTTTTATCTGTCTCACGGGTTACATCCTCGTAAAAAAATACAATACGTTCGCCACTCGGTGGGGTATACGCAGCTTCTTTTAGTCTGTCGGTCCAACTCACGCTAAAAACCCCCACTTGCGGCAAGTGCTAAATTAATGCCCGGCCCTGTGTTGTCCTCAAGCTCGCCTCGCCCGGACTTATCGTTAATAGTCAAAGTGGCATTACTCGTTGTGCTTCTTTCTTCTATGGTCTTGGCTATACGTTCCTGCGGTGACACTACCTGCGGTGCGCCATCCGCCGTTGCTGTCTCATCGTCACCACCAACACCAAAGAAATTTAGTGCTTTTTTAGCGCCCGCAAACGCAAGCCCCGCTGGTGTGTACTTAGCGACCTTCTTGAATACGTCAACTATCATTAGCGCTTTGGCTATAATCGCATCCAGGCCCTTGATAAACACATTCTTCCAAAATGCCCAGGCGGTCTTGAATACTGCCGTTACTTTATCCCAATTCCTAATCAGTAGGGGGGTAATTGCGATGAGCGCGGTGAGTCCTGCCACCACGAGGCCAAAGGGCGTAACTGCCATGGCTAAACTCCACGCAATTGTCGCGATTTTTAGCGCCACGAATAGCGCCACGACCTTGGAGACTCCCGCCGCCATTTCTAAAATTACGGGGATGGTTTCTTTATTTTTTTTCAGGAAATTATCTACCGCGCTTACGAAAGATGTTACTTTTTCCACGCCAGAACGTATCGCAGGGCCAAAATTTTCAAATATCGTTAGTCCCAGACCGTCTAAGGCGCTCATTGCCACCTTGAAGGATACCCCCAGTGTGTCACGCATCGTGGTTGCCATGCTCTTACTTGCGCCCTTGGAGTTTACCAGCTCTGCTCTGTACGACCTTAAACTGTCTGCGCCCTCATTCAATAACACATTGACTCCGGCTAGTGGGATCTTGCCAAAAACAGTTTCAATGGCCGCGAGTCTGTCCGCACTTCCTAAGTCGTCAAGTCCTTTGGTGAGATCCCCGAATATGTCTATAACGTCTCGCGCTTCGCCTGTGGCCATGTCTTTTGTTTTTACGCCCATGCGGTCGAGCATGTCCGCCGCGTCCCCCACGGGCTTAGTGAGTCGCACAAATACATTTTTAAGCGTTGTGCCTGCGACACTGCCCTTGACACCCGCATTAGCTAGTTTTCCGGCAAGCGCGGCGAAAGTCTCCATGCTTGCCCCCGCTGCGGTGGCTACTGGGCCCCCCTCTTTGATCGTCTCAAAGAGCATTTCCATGTCGGTATTAGCGGTGGTAACAGTCTTAGCAAGAACATCATTTACGCGCGTCAAGTTTTCTGTAAGTTTTATGGGATCTTTGGTGGCCAGACCGAAAGCACCGAGCGTATCACTGGCAATATCGGTGGCGCGTGCGAGATCAATATTTGATGCTGTGGCTAAATCCACAACCAGGGGTAATGATGCAATCGACTGTTCGGCATTGAATCCCGCCATAGCCATAAAATTAAGCGCTTCCGCACTCTCGCCCGCCGTAAATTCTGTGGTCGCACCAGTGGCCCGTGCCGCCTCTTCCAGCGCCTTAAATTCTTTAGTGCCTTTCTTGATGCCTTCTGGGAATTTCGCAGCTGCATTGACTAGCGCCTGCTCAAAGCCGACGGCGGACGTGACCACTGAGGTCATGGCCATGCCGAGGGCTGCGACACCTCCGGCGACACCCGCCGCACCAAGGGCGGCGCTAAACGTACCACCGAGTTTTCCGGTGGTACGATCTAGTTGTTTTAAGCTTGCTGTAGAATTGCGTGCGAACTTCCGGACGCGGTTCTCCATTCGAGTAACGGGGGCAGAAAGCTTGTCTATCGCGGAAAAAACCGCTTCAACTGAAAATCTGTTAGCCATCTTTGGTAGCCCCTATCAACTCGTTAGTTAAACCACTATAGAAAAATTTGATCTCCCCTAGGCTCAAAGTCCTGGGGTCTGGTAGCCCTGCATAGTCGCGGCTAATCTGCAATACCATTTCGGATATTGCAGACACTCCGCGCTCGTTGACTACCTCTCCGAGCCGTACCAGTGGCACAGCTACGAAGCTAAAAAAAGTGTTACTACCGCCATGCAGAACTTCATATCTCGGCCATCCATGTTGCTAAAAAGCTTCACGGGCTGGCCAGACATATCCGCCATATAGGCCATCAGTTTGTGCATATTCTGGCGGTCTTTGTAGCGATCCATGGCCATGTATGATGCGCCACGTGGTATCTTTAATTTTATGGTACTTACGCCATTAACTTCATCAATCAGGGTGTACCCTAGCGCCCCGTCATCTTCGACACACGCCCGACCCTTACGGATAGCACGGACGATCCGTCGCGCCTGGTCTTCAAAACCCGCGCGGTCATCATCGTCCATTTCTTCCGTGTCGCCGTCAATATCCCATAGATCAACGAATTTATTAAACTCGACCATTGCCGTTTTTTTATCTACCTCACCCATGATCACAACTCCCTGCTTACTGCTTGGTTAATTTTCCAGACCCCGCGAGATTTACTGTCGCTGTCGCGGCGTTAGTGCCATACTGCAAGTCACCTGTTATCTGCCCGGTTCCCTGCCACACTGCGCCACTGGCCAAGGTCATTGTCACAGGCCAGAAATCTTTAGTGTCTGCAAGATCTTGCAAAAATTCGTGGTCGCCACGGTCGTCATCAACGCCCACGGTTAGACCTTCAATTGATAACGGAACGCGGGTCTTGATGAGTCTTGCAGTCCCGTCGCCGTTTGCTTGCACCTCGTTTTCAAAGCCACCGAGCTTGCGGTTTGCTTCCGCATCCGCTGCAACCGAGAAGGTACGCCCGTTTAATGTGACCGATTCTATACTGCCGCCTACACTCATGGTCTAGCCCCCGAAGTAAAACCCGAAATTGAAATCTACGGATATAATGTTAGTGTTACCGCTTATTTGCACAGTGTACGTGCAATCTAAACGCTTAGGATTCGAGCTATTTATCTGTGCTTGAATCGTGCTTTTCGCCGTCTCTGGATCACTGATAATAGCATGTAGCGCGAGATTGTCAATCAGTGATGCAATTTCCGCCGCCGCATCCTTTGGCTTTTTGGCTGTCGGGTTGACGGTCGGTGTATCATCTGATAGCAAGGGTGCTCCCTTCCATTCGTCCGAAGCAAAAATAAGATCCGTATTAAACAAGATGTTACTGATTTTTGCTATGTCCACAACGTACCTGTACGCGGGAGGGGTCTCGCCTGCCGGATGGTACATTGTGATAGTGTCGCTCAATTCTATAGTTGAGTCCACTAATTCCGTAGTGCCAAGCCCTTTAGTTACTGCGTCGTTGCGGGTTATGTAGTCCCACTGTACGCCGTCCGCGCCTGGAACAAGCCCCGTCAATCTCTGACCTGCGTAATCTTGAGGCGGGTTATCGTTGGCCACAGTCGCCACTCTTGCAACAGCACGAGCCGCAATAACAAAAGGCAGTTCCCGGCTTCCCGCCGCCGCGATCATGACGTTTGTACGGTCTGCGGTACGTGCGTCCGTGATTGTGGTCCCTGCTCCGCTGGTGCTCTCTGCGTACCCACAAAAGGCCCCAATAATTGGTTTACGGATCAAAGGCGACCAGCGCCCTTCATTGTAAACGTCAAATTTGCCAAGACTTACGGTGTCGTCATACTCCATGGCGTTAATAAGCAAAGTTTCCCACGAGTCGCCGATCATAGCCAGCGCGTCGTCAACATCCGGATTAGTTGCGCCAGAGCCTACTTGCGTAACACTAAAAACGATGCCCGCCGCGTCGCCTTCGACTTCCATAAAAATTTGGTTGCTTGATGCTCCCGCCCATTTAGCAGTCACAGGCAAAACGCCCGCAGCCACCGTGCCTGTGGTGACAGGCGCTTCAATGACTGCATCAACTGCGGTCTTGAATTTGGCGAGTGCTTGGTCTGCGGTCTCACCTACGAGAACTGTCGCATACGCCACGATCTCATTGATTTTAACGGTGTAGCTCTTGGTCGCTGTTTGTGTGCCTGTAGCATCGAGCGAACCCGCTGCCGCAACGCCACTGCCGTCATCCTCAAGGGGGTAGATGGTCACAGGTATAGTGCCAACGCCGTCCCCACTCGCAGGTAGCAGCTGGTTGACTATACGTTCAATCGGGCTACCGTAGCCGAAAGTGTCGCCCGCCTCTTTGCGACTTAATACCGTTTTTTTCTCCAAAGTGTAGGTTGCTGCGGTGTTGCCCTGAGCAATTACGCCCACCCTCTGCGGTAAAAAAACAAGTCTCCCGCCACGTAAATTTTTAAATGCTGTTTTGATGCCGACCACACGAGCCACGGCTCCGGCCTGCACTGCTGTACTAACTGTCATTTTAAACGCCTCCGTTTAAGTGTAGTCGAACTCAGACACGGCTATCACCCTGCCATCCTCCGCCCTGGTTGTTTCGATTTGTACCATTTCTAACGTCTCCGGTGTCACCTGGGGGCTAAACTCGTTAAACTCGACCCTAAGCACCACCCGCGCCGCTATTAGATTTTCTACATGTCTGTCACTTTGGGCTGGCTGAAATTGTGTTATTCCTTGAATTGCCCTTCTGACGACCACGCCCCTTAGTTGCAGGTACGTATTTTCGCCCGCCATTAGAATATTGCGGACTAGCCTAATTACTCGCTGTAACTCCCTTGCTGCAAGTTCGTCTCCGGACGAATACCCTGCCCCTAGCTGTTTGCTGTTTGCTTGGCCATAGCAATCAATATTAATTGTGGTCTCGGAAGTTTGGCGCTCTACTGTGTCGCCCTTATTGCCTGGAAATGTCGAATTGTCATAGGACACGTTGACTAAAGGCACATCTTTTGCTGCTTCCCATGGTCTGAATCTCTCAAGATAAACCGAAAATGCCCACAACGCCGAGTCCTTCCCCGCCGCCGTGGCAAGCGCCATCTGGTTTGCGACCTCATCGGACAGAATCGCGGCCACTTGGTCGCGCACTATCTCGAAGTTATCGCTTTTATCTATGAGAGTATCAAGTGTCATAAGCTTCTAAAAGTATGGTTATGATTCCCAAAGTCCTGTCGGGCCTTGCTTCTTCTACAATAAAATTTTGTTCTTGAAAAGTAATAACCCAAGGATCGCCCGCGTCGTCCGCAATCGCTTCCGGTACGCCAAGTCCGAGATCCGCAAGGGTGGCTAGTCGCAGAGAGACGTGCGCCACTCTGCCACTGACCGCTTGCCCTGTGTCGGGGTCGATAAGAAAATGTATGTCACCGGACTGGCCGACAACATCTTCTTTACGCCCGACTGGGTTAGTGATGGTCATTGACACACCCCAACCCATTTCCGAATCTTCCAACGTAGCGGAGAGATCCGCCTCGGCTATTTCTCGTAAGCCCGGCACTACTCGCCGATCCTTGGCAAGACGTAAATACCTTCGGTGCTTCCCAGCCCTTCTAGGTACTCACGCGCTTGGCTCTCGTCATCAAGCACTCTTAGTGCTGAATCACGACCCTCTTTCATGATCGCATACTCTGCGTCAAGGTCAAGGTCAAGCACTTTGGTGGCGTAAGCTTCCAACGCTGTCATCACGTCTTCGCCACTGAGTTTTTCGGCAATAGATCCGGCGATAGCTTCAAGCCCTTCACCGTCTGTTGCAACTGCAATGCCGTTAAGATACCCCTGTGATACGCTCACGACTGCCGGGTCGTCCATGTTCGGCGCTTCATAGTTAAGCACTTTTCCTGATTTAAGCCAGCCTTTCAAGACCGACTCTGGGTCAACGTGCGACAAGTCGCGGGCGGTAATAATACCCCCCTCGTGCGCCATGCCCCGTTTGGCCGTGCCAACGCTACGGCCAGGGGAAACTATATACTTTTTCATACCCCCCCCTATATTTTAGTGTCAATAACGGTGTATGAGTCAATTTGCGTCGGGATGCACAACGGTGCAGACTTAACGCCAACCTCGACATCCACAGCCCTGTCATCAACGTGAGCATACGGGTGGAAATCCGCCGCGATAGTCGCGGGAACAGAAGGTAGTCCCAGTGCTTGTAAGCGAGGATCAACCTTGCGTACCATGTCCGGGATACCAGCAAACACCAAGTCCATACGCGCCGCACTTGACATAACAGCCACTTTATCGGTGGGCACGTAAGGAACTAAAGTACCCTCATTTGCCAAGCCGAAACCCGTAGGCACTTTATAAAACTGCGGGTATGTCCAGATTTGCAAGCGATAAGAACCAACCGAAACTTCCCCGTGGAATTTAGCACCCGCGTCATTTGCAACAGGCGGGGTGATGTCCATGCGGTTAATTCTGCGGAAATCACCAAACTTTTGAACTTGAGCATTGTCCAAGAAATCCTTAACGGCCTGAGCGCCCATGATCACAATGTCTGATTCTACTTTACCATCTTTGCGGTTTAAGTCGCAAGCGGTCTCAAGGTCTGCAAGCGGTGTACCACTTGCGTTGTCCCAATCCGTAGACACTGTGAAATTGTGCGTTGACTTTTGCTTGAAGTCCACGGTGTCTGCGTTGATGAGTGGCACTGTTCCGGTGAAAATGGCATCCGATGCCTGCTTTTCAATAGCACGAAGAATGTGCGCTTGGTTCTCGGCCTGATCGTCGGTAATACGTGCGATAAGCTCCGCAACATACGCAGGGTCTGCGTACTCTGTTTGTCCAACGCCACGATCCATTAACTCCTCTTCGTTCATTGAGCTGGACTCATCATACATCGGTGGTAGGTATTCTTTAGTCGTAAAACGCTTATTCTCGTTCTTCCGGCTACCTGCTCCACGAACAATGTCAACGGCTATAAGCTCGTCATTGCGTTTAACGTCGATTACAACCTTCCGGCTGCGTGTAATATTCCGTGCTGGAGTCTTGAAGAAACCAGAGAGGAACATAGTCGGGCTTTTTTTCTGCTTAAAAGCCTCCAACATGGTCTTTCTTCCTAATTCTGTAGTCATTTTTTAGCCTCTTACTGGTTATCTAGTTCATCATTGCGGACGGCTTCTATCGCCACAATGCTATAGTCGCGTAACTGATCCCGTACCGCCTGTGAGATCGCGCCACCTGCGTCAATCGAGATCGCGTCAAGTGATACTTCGCCACTTATCAACACACGACTAAGCTTATCCCCCGCCGCTGTCGCAGTCACAGCCGTAGCCAAAACGCCTTTAGGTATCTCAGCGCCAGTCGCTGCGCCTGCCAGATACGGAACCCATTTAGTTGGGGCCGCTGTTAGTCGCGCCATGATAGTCCCCGCTGTGTATGTCCCCGCTGCGGTAAAAGTTACGGTCGCGTCTTGATATTGGGGGTTAAACGCTGGCACTTTCAGGCAATCATTATTTGTGATTTCTGGATTCGACATTGCTAAACCTCCTCTGGGTCAAGAGCGTTTCCGCTTTTAGTGCTGCGGGACATAACGTCCGCAAGTAACGCCTTAGCATCAAGCTCTTCATCACCAGACGGCGCGTCTGCGTCCGCCGCGTCATCTTCTGGGTTATCTTCTTGGCGATTCTCAACGTCGTTTTTGTTTAGCCCGGCGCTCATATACTTGGCTACAACGGTTTGCTCGCTGAGATTTTTGCCGCCTGAAATGCACTCGTGCGCGAAATCCACAGCGCCCGAACTTTTAGCCATCTCGATATGGCCGTTCACTCTGTCGCGCTCTTGCGCCACGCCGTCCCCGAAAACTTCATTATAGAGGGCGGAGTGGTCACGCTTTAACGTTTCCTTGTCCATCTTCTTGACCTCCTGGTCACTATTACCGCCTGGGGCGGCTGGTTTATTATCACGGGGCTTACGCGCCCCGCTCGGCAACATGGCTGCTATTTTCGCCACGCTGTCCTTTTCTTCTTCATCCGCTTTCATTTTGGCTTTGCATCCAGCAAGTGACGCTTGCACTTTAGCAACTGCGGTGGCTCTGTCCATGTCCGCGCCGTCTTCGGCTTGCGTGATCTCATCAATGAAGCCAGCTTGCTTCATTTCGTCTCCGAAATAATACGTTTCGTCATCCATCAAGCCCCGGATCTCATCAAGATTACGTCCGGTTTTTTTAGAATACTCACGTGCAAGCATTTTTGTAAGTCCCTCGCATACGTCCGCCGCGTGTCGCAAATCTCGATGGTCTCCCATGCTTATATTCCAAACATTATGGATCATAAACACGGAATTTTCCTCCGCAGTAACACGGTCGCCTGCAAGGGCAATCACCGTTGCCATGCTTGCAGCCTCGCCGATAATGTGCGTGTTGACTTTGCCCTTGTAGTTTCGGAGACGATTAAAGATCTCGATCCCGTCCGTAACATACCCACCAGGGCTGGAAATATCAACTCGGACATCCTCTCCGCCCGCGTCCTGCAAAGCGCGTCGAATATCGCGCCCGTCAACCGTCCAACCTATTACGCCGTCAATTGTGATTATTTTCATTGTTCTAGTATCCAACCAAGCGTTAAACCGCCCGGAATATTTGCCGATCCTAGTGCCGACACCTGATTAACTGACACATTCATAGACGTTGTTGCATTGTCATACCCTGGGGGCGCTTGCTCTAGCCTGTACCCGCCGTCCGGCACTGCGACTGTGTATGTCACTGTTGCCACGTTGCTTTGGATTAACGCCATGACACGCCTGTTGCCGTAGTCAGCTGCGAGGGTCACGCCGTTTACCGTGTCGTAAATTATGCCTTTGACATCCCAAAGCTCATGTGGCTCGTTAGTCGGTGCGCTCCGTGCGTCCCACCCTGGTATACCACTAAACCACTGGAAAGCTCCCGTATCGAGGCTCACAGCGGCAATCGCTTTAAGCCCCGAAGCATACGCAATTAGCGTATCATTCGGCCCTTCACAAACGCATGTTGGGTTTACTCCGTCTGCGTTAATTTCTATTGGTTTTTTATACGAGCGCACCCAGTCAAAATTGCTGGAGTCAACATCGAATCTGCCGATCTCGTCACGCCCGATGCAACAAACGTAAGCTTGATCGTTCCACATCCCTAAGCCCGTGGGGTACATGCACTCGCCACGCTTACAGTACCCTAGAGCGTCGCCGTATTCCAGCCTAATCTCAACTAACGCGCCTGTTGCCCCATCAAGCTCGACCACAAAACCGTAGGTATTGCTTCCTGTCGCGACTTCGCCCGTCCCGTTGTATGAGGACACTAGGAGGTTGCCGTTTGGTAGCCACACCGCATCGTAAGGATTATACAGCCTCCCGTCTTCGGCATTGCCGTTTGTGCCATCCCCAAATGTCCACATGACCGCGCCCGTTGTGTAATTAAACACTCTCACGCAGTCGTGGCCGTACATGACTAATGCAAGCCTGGTATTATCAGCGTTTATGTCGCCGCCCCAAACATAGCGGTAGCCGTCAGCCTCAGTGAATGGGTTGGCATATCGTCCGAAAGGGATATATCCCTTATAGACCCAATCCGATGAGTATATGCCCACTTGGCCGTTGTAACTTAAAAGTAGTCTGTCGCCGTTCAGCAATTGCAGTATTTTAGCAACTTGCCCCACACCCTCATTGTCGTTATAGTAGCTGACTTTAACGCCGAAATTTACATCATCCCATCCGACAGGTGGTGGGTACTCCCTGTAAACGCGAGTAGCATCTAGCGCCGCCTCAGCTTTCAGGTTAGCCCACCCCTCTTCCCCGATGGACGGAAAAGAGCGTTTCAAATTCTCATTCACGGATAAATCATTTATAAACGTCTGTAAACACGTCATTTACACAACCTCGTAATATCCTTGAACCATGAAGCGATGTTTTACTAAGCCGCTGAAATCATCTTGCAGCTCCACGCCCCATTCGTCGTTATTGTCGCCGTCTAGCCTCAAAAACTGCCCGGCTTTAGTGAGTGTCCACCGTGCTGTTAAAAATTGATTGCCGCTACCCCAAGACCTTAAATCCAGATCGTGACAAAATCCCGCCACGTCCCCGCTAGTCAAGATCGGCGGCTGTCCACCGCTCACGATATACTGTCTTACTCCGTTTCTTTCGACGTAGGGCTTAAGTCCGTTAGTCAGAGTCAGACCATTGCCGTAATACCCTGAATCAAAAGACCCCGAATCTTCGACCATCAAAATAAAACGCGCTATGCGTAATATCTGCCCCGCTCCAGGCACGACCTTAAAATCCGTTGGCGTAACGTAGTTTCCGTTAGCGTTAGCGTTTCCGGTGCCATCCCCAACCACGTCAGCATACCTAAAAAATAAATTCTTTTGTGGGCCTACGCTTTGGTCGATCACTCCCCCCTGATTACCGTTGCCAATCATAGATCTACCCTCACAAGCCCATCTTCGTCCATGGTCAGCATATACACATCAATCGCTTGATCCGCGCTTATCTCATCTGACACGCCTTCTATGGCCGCGCCCTCATTCGGATCTGTTGGTGCTGCACCGCCTGCGACCCGGTACGTCTGTCGGTAGCGAGTGCTTGCTTGCAGGATGTGTACTTGCCCGGCAGTAACTGCCGTTGCAACTAGCACCCATGCGCCTTTAGTGATGCTGTGGGTTGTCGGATTCGTCGCCATGGTATGTCCCGTCCTCCCGTAACGCTGTGATGCTCTCGGATTCAGCAGGTTTAAGTAGCCCTGCGTCCACAAGGGGCTCCAGGGCTGTTGCTAACTGTTCGTTTTCAGAGCGTAAACGCTTGACATTGGTGCTGTATTTAGTCCCAGTCAACTCTTTACTGGCCCTGTCGTTTGTAATCCATCCTTTGCGCGTCATGCGCTCATAAGCCTTAACCTCTTTTTCTCGGTCAACGCTCGGCTTGATGGCCCCCGCCCATTCGCTCATTATCCACGCGCCCAGGATCTCAAATTTCAGAGGGTCACGCCATGCTTCCAGTAGCCCCGGTGCAGAAATGCGCCCCGCTAGTGCCATTGACACAAGCCACTCTGAGTATACTGGTTTGTCAAAAGCAACGGAATTTTTGGTGCGCTGTGCGTCTAAATATATTTTAAATTCGTTGATCGCCGCCCTACTCGCGGAATAATTATTGCTGAAACTCAAGCGCAATATTTCCGGGGGTATCTCGTTTGACCAGGCGATAGCCGAAATGATCATTTCCTCAAAAACGCCGAAATTAACATTCGGTCGGCGGGTGTCGAAGCTCACAGGTTCCTCGCCCTGTTGCAACTCTTCAATGGCCATGCCAGGAACCCACTTGGAGATGTCGAAATCCCTCGCGGATTGGTCGCCGTCTACCACTGTCTCAGTGTCTCTGCGTACCGCGCCCCCGGCTATGGGTCGTGTGCCTGGTTTATCCTCGCCTTTTTTGACAAATAGCGCAAGCATGGAATTGATTACCGCTGCTCTTTGCTCTGCGTCTTTGTACCTGTCAAGCTCTTTGAGGGCTTGTAGTACGCAAGCAAGTAAAGGCATGCCTCGCACATCGTCAAGCCTTTTTTCCCCGCCGTAAACTAGCCAAGCTATGCGCCTGCCGCTCTTGCTGCCCCAGGCAGGTACGCGCTTGTGGCTCCCGTCCGATTGACATATAAAAAAAGCAACGTGCCGCCCCGCTTTGTCTAGCTCAACGCCGTTAGTTATTTTATTTCCGCGACGATCCACCGCTCTAAGCAGCTTGTCGTCTGTTGGTGTGTCGATCTTAGCGCCATCAACTAGCTCAATTACTGGCAGTTTGGTAGTCTGCAATTGCCTAAGCAATACAAGTACATCGCCCGATAATATGGCGGTTTTCCGAACCTCACGCTGTAACTCGCTGTACGTCATGCGCTTGCGCCAATCACACATGCCCTGGTTGCTTCCCCAGATGGTGTAACGCGCTTCCACGTCCTCCGCCCAGTCGTTAAGCGCGGTGTCAGACATACCCAAGATAGCACCGTTGGGGGTGGCTTCGAGGGTCATGCCTGTATTTATCTCGTTTGTTAGCAAGCGTTTAACAAGTCCGCCCGCATACACGTTTTCTGTAAAAAGTTGATAGCTCCGGGTGCGGAGCGTGTGGAAATCTATGAAAGAATAATTTTTTGTTGGCCCAAAACCGCCCGCGAATTTATCGCCGTCAAAAGACGACTCGAACAAATCACGGACATACCCGCGCGGTTGCGCTTTGGCTTCCGGCTCGTCCAGACGGTCGTATGCACGTTTAATCTTGCCTATAAAGTTTTTGGCTTTTAAAAGCATGGTCTCACTTGCGTTACGCCGTTGCCCGTCGCCCTCGCGTCAAGCGTGGACAGTCGGTTATACAGCCCATCCAGGCTATATTGCAGGTCTTTAATATTAAATCGGGTTACGTCTTGGACGCTCTGCCCTGTGTCGAGTCGGTATGACCGTGTGGGATTAGCTGCAAGAAAAGAAATAGCGTCCTCATAGAGAACGATCTGTTCCTTAGTTTTCGTGATTCTTTCTTGCAGAAATTCGCCCGACAGTCCCATGCTCGCACCTTAGAATTTTATGAAATATCCCGCATATTATATAATCACACAGGGTTGGTCAAGAAAAATATAACTTATTTTTTATTACGAACTCCCAGAACGCTTTATAGTTTATACCTTCCTGTCCTAGATCATTCTCGCAAACGCTGTGGGCTATGATGTCCAGCGCCGCCATATTGTAAATCCGGCAATCCCACGCATGGTTAGGCTTGTTGGGCATCTTTACCCAGTAGAACCCTAGGCGCATGCCTGTTTTCTTGTTTTTCTTCTCGGCTTTATACTCCGCTTCATACTCCCGGAAGTAATCGTCTCCGTAATCCTGCGGGTAGTTTGGGTATCCCAGGGGCTGTAGTTCCCCCTCGTTCCAATCGCGCTTAAGCCACGCAGCCATGCGGTCTTTGTAAAGCGTGACGTTGATATTAAAAGCCCGCGTCCCGGCTTTGCTGGTGTACTCGTTAAACTCCCTCATTTTAGCATTACGGACGGGCGCGTCTCGACCCATCACCGGAAATACTCCCGCGCTGTACTCCGCCGCGAACTGGTACACTGTGTCTGTCCGATAGCCCGCGTCAATCATAGTGACTTGCACACGGTACTGCTCCCCCGTGTCCGCCGTCCACACCTCGTGCTCGATTATGTCCCGCACTTTGTGCCATGGGCTGTTTCTCCCTGTGGTGTTGTCGGTGTCACCCTCCAGATGTCGCCAGTCGAGCGAGTATGACCGACCGTCTTTAGCCCAGCCGATAATCTCGCAATCTATGCGCTCTTTGTGAACGTCACAGGCCATGGTCACTATCTGCAAGGGCGCTCCCGACTCCACCCTGATCAAGCGGTTGGGAATCTCGTTGCGGTCGTAACTCGCCCGGCGGTGGGCAATCACTCTTTCGTATTTCGGAGCCTCGCCCCGCTCTTCCCATGGCTCGCCTTTGACGGTATTGACGAAAGTTTTTAGCGCCTCAATGTCTTTGACTCGTTTAGTCAGGGGGTCGTATGCGTCGAACCAGTCGTAGACCGCGCCCGTCCAGGAGTACATCCCGGCGGGTGAGTAAAGCGAGTTTAGGTGATAGCTTCGGAAATTTTTTTCTTTCGGCTCAGAAGTTGGCCGCCACTCGCCCCTGTGGAGGAACCATGTTTTGTCGTAATCATGCCACATAATGCCGCACTGCCTGCAGACATACCCCACGCTTTCCTCAATCAACACACCCTTGTCGGTCGTCTTGTACACGATGCCGTAGGGCCTGCCGTCCGAGTGTTGCCCTTGCCAGACCAGGTGTTGCATGTGGCCACAGTCTTTGCAGGGGACATAAAATTTGCGCTGGTCGCCCTTCTCGTACAGCTTGGCGATCCTGCTCGTCTGCTTAACAAGTGGCGTGGACAAATACACAAGTTTGCGCGTGCGCTCGAATGCTTTAGTCCTTGCCTCTATGAGCTTTACGGGGTCGCCCTCAGATCCTAGCTTTTCCGGCATCCCGTCTACTTCGTCCAGTAACCCATTTTTGATACTCATTGACCGCAATTTACCAGGGTTACGTGCGCCAACGGCAATCAAGAAACCTCCAGGAAATTCTTTTTTTGTGCTTGTGTTACCTGTTTTCCGGCTGTTTTCTTCCGGACTTCTGATCTTGTCAGTAAGTCCACAACTCTGCAACATCCGGTCAAGCTTGGCCTCCACACTCATCTTGACTAGCTCTTTGTCCGCCGAAATATACATCATGGACGACGGCGCATGGTCGATGGTGTAGCCAATAAAATTTTCTATGACCCCTGTTGTGGCCGCGATCTGAGCGGCTTTCATCCACGCTAATTTCCGGACTGGGCTATCTACGCTCAGGCAGTCCATTATTTCCCGCAGGAAAGGCACATAGTTATTATCCCAATAGCCTGGCTTGCTCGTAAGTTCCGGGGGCAGGTATCTTTTTTCTGCCCATTCGCTAACTTGGATATTTATTTTTTCATCAGTAAGTTTTTCCACTTCTCCGATAATCCAGCCCACATCGCTAAGCATTTTTCTCGACCTCTTTTAACTTTTTCGTGATCTCAGTCTTGGCATCTTTCAGCACTTTGCTTATCGGTTCCTGAATTAGCGCCCTAACATCTTTTTCCAGATGGCCCCCGCCGGACTGTACGCGGGCTATTACCTGTTGCACCATGCCATCCGGAATATCTGTAACCAAACGCCTAAACGCTAAATCCACAATGCTAAACAGCGTGGAGGCAGTCGTGGCTTTCTCTATCAGCTCCATACGGCGCGTCCGAGTGAGCAATTCTTTATTTTTGTAATCCGCCAAGCTCTTGAGCGCGTCAACATACGTCTTAAATTTAGCGGAACTTCCGTACCTCGCCACTACTTGCTGAACTGTGAGCTGTTCAAGATCCTGTATCTCATCCGTGGGCATCGGCTCTGGCACTGACACACTCGGCTTGCCCTTCTTGCGCTTGGCTGCGTCCCTCGTTTTGGCTGCGTCCCGGTAGTTCTCCAGCGTGCCATCCTCTTGCTGGCTTCGCTTTTCGTCTATGTAAGCTACGACCAGGGGGTGCTCTGCGTCCATCTTCTTACCCACCATGGCATCCTTGAGCCTACCACGGGATGCTTTACTTAGCGCTGGCCCCGAAACCCCCGCCAGCCGTGCGATTTCAGCTCTTGTGATCACGTTCATATCTTAGTTACCTTTTTGGGTTATCTTTTTGAAAAGTTGGTTAAGCCTACGAAAAAGCACGTAGAATTAACAACATAAATCGTAGCGAAAAAGTGCGACTACTGCCCTGAAGCTGAAATTACAC